GTCTCAACAACCAGTAGTCCCATTCGGGATGAGCAATAAGCACATGAAAAGAAAAAAACCAATTAATTCAGACTTGATGAAACCCATCGAGCCCCTGACAGAGAATCAAGAGGAACTTTTCCGCTGTTATAAGAACGATCAAAACCTCGTTGCTTATGGTTGTGCTGGAACTGGTAAGACTTTCATCACACTCTACAATGCACTGAAAGATGTATTGGATGTAAAATCACCCTATGAAAAGATATACATCGTCAGGTCCCTTGTAGCGACTAGAGAGATTGGTTTCCTACCGGGAGATCATGAAGACAAGTCTTCTCTTTACCAAATTCCTTATAAGAACATGGTAAAGTATATGTTTGAGATGCCCACAGACTCAGATTTTGAGATGCTGTATGGTAATCTCAAGAACCAAGGGACAATTTCATTCTGGTCTACGTCTTTCATTCGCGGCACCACACTTGATAATGCAATCATTATCGTTGACGAATTTCAAAACTTAAACTATCATGAACTTGATAGTATTATCACTAGAATTGGTCAAGACTCCAAGATTATGTTCTGCGGTGACGCTACACAGACTGACCTGCTAAAGGACAGAGAGCGTAATGGTATTGCAGACTTCATGAAAATCTTGCGTATCATGCCTTCAGTTGATATTGTTGAGTTTGGAGTGGAAGATATTGTTCGCTCTGGATTGGTGAAAGAATACTTACTCGCTAAGATGGAAATGA